AGAGCTCGAACAGGCTTGCGTAAAAAGCAAAACTGACGCACGATGGTCATTCCTGTTAGACATTGTCCGCGCAGACCTGCCGGAGATTATGGAGTACTACTTTGGCAGATGAATGGTTCGACGAGTTAGACGCTACTCCGAAGCGTAAACCACGGGCAGAGCGTGGCGAGTACACCGGCAGTGATTCCGACGATGGAACACTAAAAAAGTTATTGCAACGGCACCCTGAAGGGGGAGGCCCTTACGGTGGGCGTGATAACGCTTTGACCGCTTGCGTTGGTTACTACAGAAGCACACGGCTAAACATTAACTTTGCGATGTCTGGCATCTTGGACTGGAACCGAACCTATTGTGATCCACCGATAGAAGAACACGAGGTAACGGAAAAAGTTGCTAGAGCATGGGCAGAGTGGGATGAAGGTGTTAGGGAACTTTACACCCAACAGATGGCGGCATCCGAACTCATGGCCGACAAACTCAAAGCGCTTGAACCGAAGGAAGAACCAGAGTTAGAAATTTGGGATTGGTGGAAGTTCAAAGAAGAGGGCATGAACTGCAAGGATGAAGAGTGGATAGCTGACAATATGATTATTCACAAAGGGCTACACTTCATCGCTGCCGCATCCGGTAGCGGTAAATCGTGGCTTGGTATCGACCTTGCGATTGCTTGCGCTTCCGGTCGGTCATGGTGTCACTTCATCGAGACGATACAAACCAAAGTCTTATACATCAATGAAGAAATCGAAACTAAGAAGTTCTGGGGACGGTTTTGCATGATGCACCCTACGGATATTCCAGATCTACACATCATCCAAAAAAAGAACACCAAGGTAGACAAACCGTTTCACATGAATACGCTTGTGAACTATGTCAAAAAACATGAAATCAGGTTAGTGATTGTTGATACTTTTGTTCGTGTTCACAGCATGGATGAAAACGATAATGGCGCGGTAGCCAAACTGTATGATCGCTTCCAGGAACTGATTGATGCAGGGGCTGCTGTTGTCATTCTTCACCACAACAAGAAGGCCGCACCGGGTACGAGCATCACTCAAGACAGTATGCGTGGAGCCTCTGATTTGGCCGCACAAGCCGACATGGTGCTATCTATCTACCACGACATAGAAGCCAAGACGTATGACGTCCGTACGGTCAAACACAGGCACATTGGGGAGGATGACTGGGTTCACTTTGTGTACAAGCTAAATTCGGAACAACCCGGACAGATTGCTATTGAACAGATAGCGAACGCTGGTACCGAATCAGACGTGTTAGATCGGATTGTTCAGTTCGTGGCAGACAATCCCGGTAAGACTAAAAGCGCTATCTGTGCTGGCATCAAGAAGGGCAGAAACTTAGTGTGGGACACCATATCTGATGCCGTCACATTGCAGCTCATTGAGTGCCGAGAAGGGAAGTATTACAGGCGGTAAAAGGTGTACTGAAAATGTGTATCCCCTTAAGAATATTTATAAGTACACATTTGTATAAACCCCCCTCTCTCAGACTCTCACCCCCTACCCCGAAGAGAGGGGTAGAGGGGTAGTTAAAAGAGCGAACCATGTACCTGGCGCTAAGGCGCCGGTACAGGTATCGCCAAGAGAAAATAATAGGTTTGACAATATCCACCGAGTGGGTATATAACAATGTGGCAATAGTGCCAACGACCGGGCAGTAGCCCAAGGAGTTTGATAATGGGATTCTTTGCACAGCATGGGAAGTATTCGGAAGGTAGCGGGAAGAAATTCTCGGTTGCCGAGCAGGGCATTTACATCTGCGCCCTCATTGATTGCGAAGCCGTACAGGGTAAGAGCTTTGATGATCCAAATGTTCTCGAACCCAACTTTAAGTGGGTATTTGAAACCACGGAAGTCGGTGACGATGACGGCCAGCCGTTTAGATTCATCCAGTACACAAAAACCTACTATGGCAACGAGAAAGCAAAACTGACAATCCTTCTCGATGGCATGGTTGGACGGATGACTAACGCGCAGTTTGCCGCACTTGACATCGAAGCGCTCAAAGCCAAGTCATGGCAGGTAGTGGTTGGTACTAGGCAGAAAATGAACGGCGAGCTTACCAACGTGGTTGAAACGGTGAAGCCTGTCAAGGTTGCACCACCTAAGCCCCTACGCAAAGCCGCAGTGGTAACGGATGACATCGCGGATCCGTTTGACGAATAGTGCGTAATCACTACACGGTCGGCAAGCTTGACGCGCTGGCGGTAATCGAAGATTGGGGGCTGGACTTTGTGTCCGGCTCCATCCTCAAATACCTACAACGGCAGGAGCACAAGGGCCAGGCGGAAGAAGACCGGTACAAAGTACTCTGGTACGCCGCTTACCTTGTGACACGCTCCAGGGAGTACGCCGACCGGGTAGTCAATGATGCCAAGGAGATAAGTAATGGCACTAGCATTTAGTTTGGAAGAAAAGAAAGAACGCATCCGGCAAGCGATGGAGGTTTACTCCACCACCGGGACATGGTCAAAAGCCGACAACATTGTCCGGCGGCAGAGCGTCGAGAAGTGGGTACGAGACCCTGAGCTGCTTGCATACGCTACAAGCCTTGGATACCAGCAGATGTGTACCGATGAGGTAGCCTCTTTTGCACCTACTACAGCACACTACACCGCCCGTATCGCTTTCTCGGGTGCTTTGGTGCATATGAGGGACGGCAAGTATGTTTGCCGGGATGGCGCACGAATCCACTATGCCATCAGCCACGGGCAGATGGTGATGTACAAGCTTGACGGTGCTGGCAACCGGCATCATGCAGGGCCTGCTTACTTTCGCGGTGCTGATGTCATGGCTAACGACTGGATGGTAATACGATGAAATACAACCAGGCACTTGATGCCTTGCTTGCGGAGAAGCCTATACGCCGGGCTTTGTGGCCTGATGGGCTACACTTTCGGTTCAGTGAACTTTGGGACACCTTCAGCGTTGCAGAGGGTACAGAGGTAAAAGAAAACAACTCGGTCATCTGGCTTACCGCTAGTGACCTGTTCGCCGAAGACTGGATGATCGGTAAGTACAATCCGGTGACCGGGGAGCCAATATGGGAAGAAACCAAATGAACGATTATAAAGTTACGCGAGAAGCGTTAGAAATGTATGCAAGGCAACTTTCGTGGATGCAACGCAAATACATGGACGCACAAAACACGTTAAAGCCTAAAGATTATCAAGGTGTAGCGTTCTTAGATAAAACGCTAATACTTGAGCGTGTAGATGATGATAACTGGAAGCTCATTTATAAGTCTGGGCAAAATCATGAAGTCAAATGCGAAGTCACTTTTGAATTTCAATACGCACATTGGAATAGTTATGACATCAAGGCTGAAGAAAAACTCACGGTCGCATCATGGGATTTACATAATAAACTGCAAGACCAAGAGGAAGCGGATGTGACGGAATGATACCTTTTGCCATTGGTGCTTTGGTGGGGGCTGGATGCTTGGCGGTATACAACGAACTCTATACACGCTGGCTGTATAACGATGTAAAGAAACGGGCTAAGGCTCAGGGTATGAGTAAGGATAAACTGCGCGCTGCTATGCTCTGGGCTACCAGCGCGGAAATCAGGAAGAATCTAGATGAATGAACCTCAAAACGGTAGACCCACAAAGTACACCGAACAAAACGTAAACCGCATCTTGGACGCTCTGCGAGGTGGTAACACCCGCAGGGCTTCCTGCGCTGCTGGCAATATCTCACAAGATACATTCGCTAACTGGTTACGCGACCACTCGGCTTTTTCGGACGCTGTACAAAAAGCAGAGGGCGAAGCCGAGCTGCGCAACCTTGCAGTGATTCAAGATGCCACTAAAACAACTTGGCAAGCGGCTGCATGGTGGCTTGAACGCAAGCACAAGCAGGACTGGTCTAGCCGGGTAGAGCAGACCGGCGCAGACGGTAGCCCGGTCAAGGTGATCGTGGAGTACGCAGACAAACCATAATGCCTGATATACGTTTGGTCTTACCAAGGCCGCACGAAGCCCAGCAGGTGATACTGCGGGAAGCCAAGCGGTACAACGTCCTTGCTTGCGGGAGACGTTTCGGTAAGACCACGCTGGGCGGTAACCTCTTATCTGATCCGGTGCTTATTGACGGGCTACCTTGTGCGTGGTTTGCACCTACCTACCGCTTGCTAGAAGAGGCATACAACGATCATAAGCGAATATACGCTCCTGTCATCCGGCGAGCCGTGCAGACACCCGCCCCGCGCATCGAGCTTATAACCGGGGCAGCAATCGATTACTGGACTTTGGACGATCCAAGCACGGTTGCCCGTGGTCGTAAGTACAAGCGGGTTATCATCGATGAAGCCGCCATGGCACGGCATCTAGAGCAAGCCTGGACGGAAGCAATCCGCCCAACGCTAACCGATTACAAGGGGGACGCGTTCTTTCTGTCTACGCCTAAAGGCTCTAACTATTTCCGAACCCTTTACAACCAAGCCGCCACGGATGATGACTGGATGAGCTGGCAGATGCCAACCACGGCTAATCCGTGGATTGATGCTGAGGAGGTAGGCAAGGCGGGGGAATCCTTGCCGAGCATCGCGTTTCGGCAGGAGTACTTGGCGGAGTTCGTGGATGCGGCGGGAGCAAGAATCAAGCGGGAGTGGCTACGGTACGGCGATTGTCCTGAAGGCTTGCCAACCTATATCGGGGTTGACCTTGCCATCTCTACAAAGTCTGAAGCCGACTACACCGGCGTGGCTGTTGTCTCCCGTGGTGACGATGGCACGATCTACGTTAGAGACATCAACCGCACTCGCGCGGACTTTGCTTCCGTGCTACGCTTCATTGAGGCTATGGCGGCTAAGTGGAATCCTAGCATGATCGGCATCGAGCAGGTGCAGTATCAAGCCGCTGTCGTTCAGGAGCTTCTACGGCGCACAAAACTACCTATCCGGGGGATACGCCCAGACCGTGACAAAGTGACCCGCTTTGCGCCTCTGGAGGCACGGTACGAGCAAAGCCAAGTAATGCATTGCCAAGGGTTGCCCGCATACTTTGAAGATGAGTTACTGAGCTTCCCCGTTGGTAGGCATGATGACGTGGTAGATGCTCTGGCCTATGCGTGGCAGGTGTGCGGATCAAAGCGTTCTTGGGGTGCCGTCTAAAATATATCTTTCTATACTCTTGACGTGTATACACTATCGGTGTATATTATCTACATCAAGCAGGGAGATAGAACAATGACAAAGACAATCGGAAACTACACAATGCAAGTTACAGAACACCACGGCGAGTGGATGGCGCGTGTTGTTTACACAAACGGTGGAGCATTTGGCGGAAACGTCTACTTTATGAAGACATACGCAACGATGGCAAGCGCTATCAAGGCTGGAGAAAAGCAACTCGCAAAGTACGCACTGTAAACCAAAGAAGCAACACAGGTCCCCGCAAGGGGGCTTTTTCTTTTTGTGGGATACTGAAGCCATGGGTATCTTTGACCGCTTCTTAGGCCGTAAAGCCGCAGCCAACCCGACACAGGCACTACCGCTGCCACTCAGCCAGTCTAGGGACATCTACCTAACCGGTTACGGCTCTGGTCAGCTGCAGACATTGCTACGCCGGGCGCTCCCTGGAAGCACTAAGGACTGGGCAAGGGTAGCCGGTGACCTTGGGCTAAACGGCGTTGTTGCATCAGCCATTGACTGGTACGTCAGGAACTACCCACAGGCAACACCAAGACTCTACCGACCGGTAGACAGCCAACAGGCAGAGCCGGTAGAAGACCACCCGGTATTGCAGCTCATGGCGCAACCTGATCCGATGATTATGGGTAGCCTTTTCTGGGGCTGGGTCATTCAAGACTACAAGTTATTCGGCAACACCTACCTGCGCAAGATTCGCTCTTCCACCCGTGGCACCGTGACCGCTCTGCAGTTTTTACCGCAGGACATGGTTCGACCGGTAGGTAATGGTGTCAACCCTTTGACGCACTATGTCTACACCACGGATGGACGCTCTTTCGATATCCCGGTATCCGACATGATCCACATCCGGTACGGCAGAGACCCTAGCGATATCCGGCTAGGTCGAGCGCCGCTCACCGCTGTCCTGCGAGAGATAGCCACCGATAACACCGCAAGCACTACCGCTTACGGACTCTTGGCAAACGGTGCCATGCCGAGTCTTATCGTCGGGCCTGATGCCAAAGAGACAACCGTTGATATGTCTATGGACGATGCCCGGCAGGTCAAGCGCCAACTCCACGAAGACCTTACCGGGGACGGGTCCGGCGGCATCGTGGTTATGACCGGTGCGTACAAGATGGGTAG